GTGTGTGCGCTGGTTTTGCGGCCAATCTTGTACTCACGCCATGCAGCAAGCTCAATGGCCCTGCATTCGTTCGCCGCAGCCTGCAGCACGCACCGCACAATCTCTTGGTCGCGGGCGCGGACAGTTGCCGCCGTCCACACATCTTTGTACCCGTGCCCGGTGTAGATTTCCGTTACTGCATCGGGGCGGGGCAGCGGTGGCAGGGGGATGCTCATTTGCTGCCTTCTTGGGGGCCGATGATGCGGGCAACGATGTCGAACTGCGTGACAGAGTTTTTCATATGTCTGCCCTCCAGATCGACCGACCAGCCGGCCCTTCCATCTTCTACCCACCACGGGTAATTGTTTTTGCTGCCATCGGGGTTGACATTACATCTGCATGCGATGTAAACCTCTTTGCCGCCTCTCGTCATATGACGACCCGGACGAATTGCACCATCGCTCTTGCTCATTTGCCGCCTCCTTGCGTCGGATGCGCGGCCTTGATGTGGTCGCGCAGGCCGATGAACTTCACAAGTCGCCCGCAATGCTTGCACGGAACTTTTTCTTTTGGATGCGGCTTGCCTTCATCGCGCCTGCACCCTTCGCACATTCGCTGGTGGCCGACAGCCGCCCCGAGATACACGCCGCAGCGTTCGCACAATTCGCCGTCAATCATGGCTTCCGCGATTTCACCCATGATCGCCGCCTCCCCCGATGCCGAGTGCTGCGATCACAGCCAGCGCGTGCGTTACCTTCTTGGCGGCGTGTCCCACGTTCGCCCATGTTGGCATGTCGGCAAACTCCTGCTCGGCGGTGCGCAACGCGCTTTCAGCTTCCTTGATGACGGCATCACGCCACCGGATGCGCTCGTCCTGCGGCTCCCGCACGGCAGGGGCGGGCACTGCGGCGATCATTGCTTCGTAAGTCGGAATTGCGCCGTTAACGTGCCGGAAGCAGTACGAGCGAAATACAGCCTCACCAGCAGCAATCATCTCCTGCGTCGGCTCCCTCGGCACCGTCACCCTGGCGTTGAGCGCTGCGGCTTGGGTTGCGGCTTGGCATGGAATGCGCAATGTTGGGCAGGTGCTGCACGCGCTGTCGGTTTCTGTGCACCACACAATCCGCTTTTCCGGCTCCGGCTCCGGCTGCGCGAGGCGGTCAATGATGGCGTCTATCAGCGCCTGCTTTCCAACGGCGTGGATGTGATCCCATGCCGACACCTTGAGCGCATCAAGCGCCTGCTGCAGCAGTTCGCGGTCTGTTTTCATTTGCCGCCTCCCCCGATGCCGTGGGCGATCTCCCAGCCTTCCTTAAACCCGGCTTCGTAGATGCGCCGCCTCGGCACGTCTCCTACCTGCGGACGCGCCCCGAAATACTCGTCCGATGCCGTGTTGCAGTGCGCCTCACGGATTGCAATCTGCTGTTCACGGGTCAGGGGCACGGCAGGGGCGGGCGCTGCGGGTGGGGCTGCGGCGTAGAGCTTTGTCCCGGCAGGCAGGTCGCTTGGGTTGACCAGCCAAGATGTGTGTTTTCCATGCTCCCACGGCTGATGCTCACGATCAATCACCTCTGCCACCGGCTCTGGCTGCGGCGCTGCGGGATGGATTACCAACGATACCCTGTCACTTGCTTCTACGCGCACCCACCCTTGTTCAGCCATCCTATGCATACCTAGCTCCCCTTCATCCGCTTCTTCAGACATTTCGTTTTCTCTTGACATACCAGTTCTCCTTGTTTAAACAGCGCTCGCCGCTTGCGGACAGCCCGCTCCGATACTCCGAGCCTCGCGGCAACAAGCCCGGTGGATACATCTTTGAAGTAGGCCCAGAACCACGCCTCGCAGCAGTAGCCGAGGCCGGTGGTGATTAGGTCAGCGAGGGTACCTTCGCGCGGATTATGGCGGGATAATTCGCTCATAGTAACGTATCAGGTGTAATGACAATCGGGGTCGCCGCTTGGGGGCGCTCTTTCGGCGGCTTGCCTGAGGAGAGCATTACGCCCGTCGCGGTATTGAGGATGATGACTTGGCCAGAGCGGACGCTGCCCTCGAGAATCCCTTCGAAGTCGCGGAAGTCCGGGAAGTAAACGTGAATCATCTTGTACGCTTCCTCGTACCCGACGGTGCCCTTGCGCTCGATGTAGTCGATGAACCGCTCGGCCTGCATGGAGTCCTCGGTTCGCCCGATGCGGGAAAAGACCTTGTGCATGTCCTGCTCCACATCGAGGAGCATAGCGTTGGCGAGCTGGAGGTCGTCGATAGTGAGGACGAGGGAGTCGCCGCGGGAGGCGGAGAGGACCATCGCGAGCTTGTGCAGGTGGGTCTGCTTCCGGGCGGCGTAGCCCTCGAGCATCTGGTCATCCATGCGGGAGATCGCGTCTTTCCAGAACGCCTCGTACCAAGCGCGGCCCCACTCGCGAGCGTCCTTGGCGATCTTGAACTCGCCCATGAGTTGGGAGATCTTTTCAAGGTCCGCGATTAGGTTGAGGCGGAACTCAGGGTCCGAGTCCCCCACGTGTTCGTCGACGTAGGCGATGTACTTCTCCTTCGTGTTGCCGTAGACGAAGATGCAGCGGGAGGAGAGGCCGCCGCCGATCATCGCTTGGGGCATGTTGTCCGCGATCCAGTGAGGGGTCGTGCCGGCCTGCATGTTGATCCAGGGTGCTTCGATAGTGTCGTTACCAGACATCTTGGTGACCTTCTCGTAGGACTTCTTCCCGTCCCACAGCTCGATCAAGAGGTTAATCATGTCACGGTCTTGGAGGTTGAGGAGGGAGCCGAGTTCACTCGCCGCGAGGGTGAGGGGAGACATCGGAACCCACACGCCTTGGTACTCAAACGCCTCCGACGCACTGGCGAAGGCGGTGACGAGGGCCTGCCAGGTGATGGCGTTGGGACCGAACTTGATTCCGGGCACTTGCTTGAGCAGGTCCATCGAGATGTCGATCGTGGTGGACTTCGTGACGACGCCGGGCGGGCCGACGTAGATGATGTAGAAGGAAGGGAACCATTGGAAGCGTTTCATATCCAACCACACCCGCCGACGCAAGGCCCCCGCGACCGCCCCGACACCTGCCCAGAAATGCATCCTCCGCGGGGCCTCGGTTACGGAGGCGTACTCTAGGTAGGCGCGAATCCAATCAGGGAAATGGCGGTCGGTCACACGCAGTCCCCCCAGGAGATCGGCGAAGTCTTGACGCCAGTGGGGATAACGAGGGGATCCGCGTAGGGGATCACGATGCGGGAGGCTTCTTGCATCTTGGGGAGGAGCGTCGCCGCCCGGTGCGTGGGGAATTGTCCAGCCAAACTATCATGTACCTGCAGGAGAACCTGCACTTCCGGCAGCTGCTCGTGGAAGTTCAGCCAGATCTTGTTGATCAAGATACCCACGGTAGACTGCGGCACCCACGCGCAGGCTTCGGGGAGGAGCTGCTCGAGCCGGTCGAAGATATACCAACGATACCCCCAACGATTCTCGACGAAACGATACCGGCGGATTTGCTCCTCCGTCCGGCGGTGCCACTTCAGGATGCCGGGGTGCTGCTCGAACCAGAGCTTCTGCGCCCGGTCAACCTCATGTACGGTCCGGCCTGTGTGGGCCGCGACCGTCTTGGCGGAGCCTACGTAGTTCGTCGCATGGCAGAAGACCTTGGCGAACTCCCGCTTGTGCTTTCGAGGGCCGCGATGACTTGGATACGCGGGGTGGGACTCAACCAGTTCTTCCAGAGGGGGTGGCTCCTTGTTATCAAGAGAATAAACGTTAAGCAAGTGCACATCAGCGCCAAGGCGAAGAGCAGCCTTGAGCATAACGTCGTCAGCTTCCCAAACCACGACTTGGAGGTCGGCGCGGTCGAGGTCCATGTCGAAGAAGGTGTAGCCGGGGTCTGGGACGTACATGGAGCGGATGTTAGGCAAGCGGAAATCCATACTTCCTCGAGCTGCCGCCTTGCCCGAACTCTTGGACTTCTCACTTGGGATCGTCTGAAGGTTGCCGCCGGAGCCAAAGGCATTTTGGGACGACGAGAGACGGTACGAATACGGGGCGCATTTTCCACCTGCATCTCCTGCTACGTTAAAGGAACACCGCATCCGCCCGTCCTCGTCCAGGGGCATCATGACGAAGTCCCCAAGGAATTTGTTCAGGGTACGGATGTCTGCGATTGCGTTGGTTAAAGGGCGGACGAGGGGCTCACGGGCCGCGATCTTCTGGAGGGCCTCGTCGTCACAGGTCGGGCGCATGACCTGGCGGCCGTCGATCGCCACACGCTTAAGGATGGGTTGCTGATTCAGGTCCTCGTAGAAGAGGGCTTGCATTTGCTTGGGGGAGGAAGGGTTGATCCCGTGGCCGAGGATGTTGAAGAGGAAGGCCTCGCGGTGGGACAATTCTTCTTGGATGTCCAGGGCCATCTTCGCCCGGCGCTCGGTATCGACGCGGACGCCGAGCTGCATCGCGCGAAGGACCGGCCAGAAGAGACGCTGCTGCTGGCGATCGACGGCCTCGAGCCCCATGACCTTGGCGACTTCTTTGAGAGCCTCCCCGACCTCGCGGGTGTAAACGCAGTCTTGGAGGTTGTATCGCCAGCGCTGGTCTTCGGGAGTGTCCGAGGCGATCTTACCCTCGTCCTTCCAGTAGTAGTACCAGTCCGCGTACATCGAGGCGAGGAAGGCCAGGCCCTTGGGGAGCTGGGCGAAGACGGAGTGCTGGCTGATCATCGTGTCCTGGCCGCCGTTCGGGACAAAGTGCCAGTGACGGTAGACATACTGCGCGTCGTAGAGGCCGTTCTGCCAGCGGACCTGCACGTTCTTGTGGGTGAGGAGGATGCGGAGGTAGTTAACAATCCGGGCCTCCTCGTCCTCAGACCAATATCCCTTGGGCTTACCCTGCGCGACGAAGGGAATGCAGATCGCGTCGTTGCGGGACCAACTGAAACCTACGCAGTCTATGTGGCCGTAGCGCGTCTCGATGTCGAAGTCGAGCCAGAGCTGGGTGCCCGCGTCGGCGGCGGAGAGGAGATTGAGGAGGGTAGCCTGGGCGGTGTTGAAGGTCGGTCGGATGATGAAGTTCCACTCGGGGCGGTTGTCATACTCTCGTGTGGTCATGTGCCGCTTGACTCGGCGGAGGTCGGCGAGCACGACTGCGCGGAGGGGCCAGTCGCGGAAGACGACTGATGGGTGGAGAGTGGGGATGACCTTGCGACCCCCGGAGGTCATGAGCGACCCGCGCCACTTCATCGCGCCCCACTGACCCGTCAGGGCCCACATCGCCAGCGATCCGAAGGCTACGATGATGTTCGGCTGAACCATCTCAATCTCGGCGAGGAGTTCGGCGACGCCTTCGTGGACCTCCTTGGAGCAGTAGCGATCCTTGAGCAGGGAGTGGGAGGGGCCGATGTCCTTCTTCTTCAAAGGCATAAACACCTCAAGCCGCCCCTCCGGCGGGCGGGTCTTGACCACGCTGGTAACGAAACACTCGGAGCGCATGATCCCTGTCTCGTGGAGCATCCGGTTCAACTCCTGGCCGGCGGCACCGGCGAAGGGATGACCGGACCGCTCGTCGTCGAGGGATGCGTACTCCTGCACCAGCATGATCCGGGAGGGGGCAGGCCCCTCGGAACGAATACGGGGCATTAGCGACCTCCCCGGAACTTTTTCAGTGCGGCGATGACGTAGGGGTCCATGTCGGGCTGGCGGTGCATCCATGCTACGTAGTCGCCGGGCAACTTGTTGATGGGGGTGCCTTTGTACTTGCCGAAAGAGATGATGCGAGGGAGGCGGCAGTCTTCGGAGAAGGCCCACAGTTCCTCGGTAGGTGCGTCGGCTAGCTCGGGACGGTGTTCCTCCAGCATCCGGCGAAGGATGAACTCGCAGAAGTAAACGTCGGCGGCCGCAGAGTGAGCGTCACGGAGGGCGGAGCGGGTTTGCTCCGTTGCACCGCGGAGCATGTAGTACAGAGCGCCGAGCTTGTGCGATTCGAGAGTGGGGTAAAGGAAACGCGCGATGGCCAGGGTGCAGATACGCTTGACCGGCGGCTTGCCGAGTGCGTCCCAATCGTAGTCTACATTGTGCCCGATGATGTACTGGCAGGGAGGTAGCTTGGCTTCCGTGGAAGGAATGCAGAATTCAAGATCTTCCGGCAAGATATGGTGCACGGCAAGGGCGCCCCAGGTCGAAGGCACCTGCGGACGGAAGCGCGCAACTGCCGCCGCCTTGCCCGGCTCCGCATAGGCCAGCTCAATCACCTCGGGCTTTTCAGCTCCGTTCGTTTCTGTGTCGATGATGAAGACAGTCATGATTACCCCTTCAGTGCAATGTCAAGTTCAGCTTGCTTGTGCAGGTCCTCGATCCGGCGGACAGCGATGCCGTAGCTGGCGGTGTCCTTCTCGATGCCGGTGGCGCGGAGGCGGAGTTCGTGAGCCGCCGGGAAGATCGGGCCAGTGCCGCAGAACGGATCGAACACGCTATCGCCGGGGAGGCAAGAGCGGGAGAGCAGGTCGCGGTAGAGGGCGACAGGCTTCTGCGCCGCGTGGCCGAGGTTCTGATCAGCGGGGTAGTCGAGCACGTCGCCGCCCATGCGGAGGGTGGGGCGCTTGCCCTTGACGCAGTAGAAGATCGTCTCGTACTTCCGCTGCGGGCCACGCTCGGGCCAGGGCGCGCGGGAACCTTGCTTCTTGTACCAGATGAGGGGAGTGCGGAAAACCTCCCACCCGGCGGCGAAGAAGAGGGCTTTGATGAGGGGGAAGCGGTCGATGTCGCAGAAGGCGTAGAGGTGCGCCTGGGGCTTGGCGATGCGGAAGCCTTCGGTGGCAAGGGCCACGTAGCAACGCTCGGCGTATTCCCAGTCGTCGGTATAACCGTGAGCGCCCGCGGCCAAGCCGCCCGAGTCACCGAACTCATCTGCGCCCATGCCGTAGGGAGGGTCGGTGAGGATGCAATCGAAGGACTCGGCGGGGCAGCTCTGCATCCAATCGATGGAGTTGGTGTTGAACGCTTGGTGCACGTTCGCGGTGTAGGTGGCGCCGACACTGGCCCCGAGGGCACGGTGCTTCTCGGTGGCCTCCTGTTTCTTGAGGATCTTGAACGCTTCGTTGACGGTCTTGGCGGCTTTGACTTCGGGATTGTCCAGGTGCCGGGCGACGATCAGCTCTTGGCGGAGGCCCGCTTGATACGCGCCCATCTCGCCGGGTTTGAGGTTCTCCGTCGCTTCGGGGTGGAGTTCTCGCGCTACGTCTGCGATGCTCGGGGGGAGGACGCCGGCTGCGAGGGCTTGGCGGGAGCGGAGCTTGACGAGACGCTCATGGGCGGATGCACGCTCCTGCCACGACAGGTCCACCCGGTGAATGTTCTCCTCGAGTTCGGCCTCTTCGTAAGCGAGGGGATCGAGTTCCTCGAGGAGGGTGTAGGGAATGTGGCCCACGGGCACGTCGGCTCCGTCGTGGCGGATGGCTTGGCCGAGGTCAGCGAGGTCGCCCACTGCGCGGAGGCGGCGTTCGCCTGCGACGAGGACGAGGGAGCCGGACTCGCCGGGGCGGAGGATGATCGGGTGGAGGAGCCCGCGCTTGGAGATGCCGTCGGCGAACTCGTGCATCTTGGCGGGATCGAACAGGGCGCGCTGCCGGTTGGGCAGGATGGTGATAGTGTCAATGCGGATGGTTTTCACAGCGAGGCTCCGGAGGGATGAGGGGAAAAAGGACAGGGGCCGAAGCCCCCGCCTTCATGACTGCACGATCAGCTCGGCAGGATGCCCGAGACTCGCTCGACGATCTCGCCGTTGTAGAGCTCGTGGGTCAGCTTGACCTTGACGAGCTTGCTCTGCAACATCGCCCACGCAAAGGGCTCGCCGGGCTTGTTCATGCCCGTGGCCTCGCGGTAGACGCGCTGCTGGCGGTTCTTGCCCTTGGAGTTGTCGAGGGCGCCCTGCGGAGTGAGGTCGAGGAACACGCGGTCGATCAGAGTCAGCTCGGGGTTGAGGCCGATAGCCTGGACTTCCGCGGGCACTTGGATCTTGAGAGGGACGAGCATCGAGACCCAGGGCTGGCCGGTGCGGTCGCCTTTCTCGATCATGCCAGTGGCGGTCTTGATCTCACCGATCATGGCGAGGTAGAGGCCGTCTTCCGTCGCCGGGTTCTCGGCGGGGAGGGGCGGACGCTTCTCGTTGGACTCGGTGGTCTGAGCGTGGAGGAACACATTGGGGTCGAAGGAGGATACCATAGTGATACACTTTCAAGGTTACAAAATGGCGAGATTAAACGCTCTCGCCGTCGGCGTTTACTTAAAACGGGATGTCGTCGTCAGGGAAGTCAGGCTGAGGCGGCGGCTTCGGGGCGCGGTAGGTGTCGGGCCCTCGCGGAGCGCGCTGAGGGGAGTCATTCGGGTGGAAACAGGAGAGCATGATCTGCCCATCCCGCGACGGCGCACCTGCGGGGTTGAAGATGGCGTCGAGGGAGATGGTGAAGCCGGGGCCCTTCGACGGGTCGTTGTCGGAGTGCTGGAGGAGGGCACCCACGTTGCGCCAGCGCTTCTTGCCTTCGTTCCCGTAGGGGATGGCGACTACGATGTCGGCGATCTTAGTTGTGCTCACAGTCCGGCCCTCACTTTCCACTTGTCGAAGATCAGCGCGAAGTCCGGTTCAATCTTGGACTTGATGCCGAGGGATCGCGTCTTGGTATCTACGCCATAAGCAGCTGTATCCCAATAAAAGCGATCCGCTTCCCGCGTGGTGTAGATCATCTCGGAGAACAGGGTGGGGATTTCGGTAGCCAGGGCCTTGCCGATTGCCTTGATCATGATCTTGGTCATCTGCGTGACGCCGTCAGTCTCCCGGTCTACGTGCGCGGTCATGACGAAGGGGCAGACAATGCCCTGCGTGCACAGGCGGAGAAAGTTCATTAGGTTGTTTTGCGCTACGCCGTAGTCGCCGGGAGAGGCCATCGGGCGGGCGCCGATCTGCATCTTCATCGCGGCGTTGGAGGTCTCGGTAAGGGAATCCATCGCGAAGATGCGGTTGTACGGGAAGGCGTCTACGCCGCCGAGGTCCTTCCCAGTCCGGTCATCAATGAACTTCGCACACGACCCGAGGATCTTGTAGAAGGCATTGTTCTCCCCGCCCCGGTTCGCATCGACTGACTTGGCGAGGGCTTCGTAGGACAACTTCCCCACCGCATCGGCGGTCTGCATGAGGGACTTGAGGGAAATCGGCCGCGTGGTCTGCTGGTGCCAGTATACGCAGGCCGGGGGCTCCTTGCCCTTGTCGCGGAAGTAGCCGAGGAAGGACTCAAGGCCCTGCTCGGTGAAGAGGATGGCGAGTTCGAAGCCATTGCGGTCGCACCACTCGGCGAGGGTGCCGAGGGAGTAAGTCTTGCCCGTGCCGCCGAGGCCCATGAGGGCGACCTTGGGGCCGAGGAGGGGCTGCTTGTCGGCAGCGGTTACTGGATCAGTCATTCGTATTCCTTGAGGAGTTGGAGAAAGATTTCCCTGGTGCGAGGAGCTTCGCACTGCGGGCAGTCAGCGGAGTAGACCTTCCACCGCCCGCGGACGAGGGGACGGTAGGTGAAGTCGAAGCTGTGGACCTGACGGCGCCAGATCTCACCACACTCGGGGCAGAACCAAGCCACATCTGGGTAGTAACAGCTATGATTCGGCGGCGTGCCAGCACAGTAGATGCGGCGGCTGGACACGTCGTTGCCTTCGAATGTAGTGACAATTGCATGGCCTTGGTGCTCACTCGTAGTCGGACTCGGCCCAGGATTCGAGGAGATATTCATCTATTGGAAGCTCGTGGATCTTGGCGAGAATCGCCGTGCCGAGGACAGGCTCGGCCGGGACGATAGCTCCGTTCGCGTCGGTGACTTCAAGGATTCCAACGGAGTAGACTTCGGCCTCGCCCTCCGGCGGGTAGCAATCCTCGGGCGGGCCATAGAGCTTGCCAGGGTCGGAATAGCACTTCCCCTCGAGGCGGTAGTTTACTCCGTATTCACCTGAAGGAAGGGTGACGAAGGCGTGAAACTCAGCGGAGTGGTTGCCGCGGCGGATCATGCGGGCTCCTTAGGTGGTTCGGCAGGACGCTCGATGACTTCTTCCAGAAAGTCGCCAACGATTGCTTCCTTAATGACGCCTCGCGAAACAGTATAACTACCCTTAACGCCACGACGTTGGAGGCATTCCTGTATCCATTCCGGAGGTCCTTCGTAAACCAAGACGCGAATCAGACGTTGTTTCATACCGTCTCCTCAATCAGCGTCTCCGTCCGCCGCACTGGGTCCCAGACGCGACGCTCGAATTGCTGCTGGAGCAGGACCTCGGGCCGCTGCATCTGGCAGATGTTCCGGAAGGGACAGCCGCCGTACTCCGCGCAGGCGTGATCGAGGTTGAAGTCCCAGACGCCGGACTCCCACGCCTGGATCATCCGGCGAACATCGCGGAGGGTCTGGTCGTACCAGCGGTCGAGCTGCCACTGCGGACGGTAGGTGATCGCTTCGAGAGTGTCGTACTTGGTCTTGAGGATCGAGACCCCGCGGACGAGGAAACCGTCGAGCTTGATCCCGGCTTGCTGGGCACCCCACACGTAGGCGGTGAACTGGGAACGGAGGTCCCACTGCCGGGGCCAGCTTGCGCCGAGCTGGCTCGCGGTCTTGTCGTCCTCCCCGAGGGCCATGTTTTCGTAGTCCACGATCATGTCGAAGCGGCCGCTGTACAAGATGGGGTCGCCGGTCACGGGGTGCTTGATGTCGATGGGCTCGAGGAAGGAGAGTTCGATCCCGCGCTTGCCGCCGGGCAGGGTCATAGGGATGGCCTTGTCCCGCCCGAGAGGGTAGCGCTCGAAGTAGAACTCAAGGGCACCGGCCATACGCTCGAGGGACTTGGCACTGTCCGCGGGGCACTCGAACTCGCCGTAGGACTCGATCAAGGCGCGGAGGCCCAGGGCGACGGAGTCCGGGGCGCTCATGCCCTGCTCGTAGAAGGCAGTACGTGCGACCTCGAGACCCTTGGCGAAGCTTGCCCCCGCGTGGAGGTGGACGGAGGGATCGCGCGGCTTCCAGTGCTGGAAGAACTCCCGCATGGCTTTCTGCGGACAGGAGCGGAAGGCCGCGATGAGGGAACTGTCGACGACAGCAGGGAAGTCAAAAGCGGGGCGCATGAGGGGCATCCTTGATGTAGGCCTTGGCGGCGTCGTTGAGGAGGTAGCTGGCTACAGGGAAGATGTAGACATTACGGCGCTCGAAGTGAGAGTCCATCTCGGAGAAACTGACGACACGCTCGGTGATGCTGAGGGTGCGGACTTCGCCTTCCCCGCTCGCATTCACGATAAAGCGGTCGCCGAAGATGAAGAGGTCGGCGGGCTTGCACCAGCCCTCATCTTCGTTGAATAGTGTCACGCCTGTGATGAGGCAGTTGGGTTCAGAGGGGAATGTCATCACCCACCTCCACGGCTTGCGCCGGCACCTCGTTGGTGAGGGCGAGGAGCCGCTCGATCCTGTCCTGCACGCGCTCGGCCTGTTCAGCCGCCGCTACATAGATCGCGTCCTTCTGCTTACGCAGAGCAAGCACGACACGCTGTGTCAACTCGTCCGTCTCGGGCAGGTCAACGTCTACTTCGACCGTGTACGGACACAGCGCTATCCGGCTGTCCGTATCCTCCATCGGGCCTTCGTAGAAATTGAAATCGTCCAGCGTCCGCCTGGGGTCGCCGAAATGCCAGGCACTGACGTACCCTTCGATCTTGATCTTCATCTCACTCTCCTAACTCGCCGGCGGATAGGGGGCCGCCGACATGCCCCTTGGTTGATCAGAGTCCCTCCAGCTCGTCCAGCAGATCGTCCGCCTTCGGAATGACCTTGGTCGCGGTCTTGCGCTTGGCCACGGCGGATGCTGCACTCGCGGCCTCGCGCCCCGCGCGGAGCTGCTTGATCGCCTCCCGCATCTCCTCAAGGGTGATGGTGCCCTCGGCGGACTTCTTCCTCCACTCGGCGAGGCGGGCTTGCATTTCGAAGGTAACGGGGGATGCGCTCATGGCAGGGTCCTTTGCAAGAGTTCAATCGTCGCGGGCTCGCCGCGGAGGAGGTAGACGCCGGGGGTCAGCGGCGGGTCTTGGCGGACTCCAATGTCCACGACCTTTGACGCGAAGTGCTCGCGGAGCAGCTCGGTTATGAAGCGGGAATACGCGCCGTGCGGGACGCGCTGCTCGAGGTCGGAGTGCAGGTGCAGGGTGAGCTGCGTGAACACGGGGAGGGGAAGTGCCACGTTGAGCTGCTTCGACGGGATGAGGTTAGGAGGTTTGGGCATTACGGATCGCCTTTGTAGCATTTTCAATAGTACGGATAGCGTTTTCGACGAGGCTTCTAAGTTCGTCGTTTTCAGCTAATAAAGCACCTATCAACTTGTCGCCAGTAAGATCGCGCCAGAGCTCGCCGTAACGCAAAGCTTTCATGCTTCCGCCGCAGCACTCGATAGTGTACTTGCCATCCTCGAGGATGTAGATTTTAGTCTTCGGCATCGGGCGCTCCTTCATACTCGGACCAGGGGATGAGGTCGCCGTCTTCATCCGTGACGGAGATTTCATACCCGGCGGCTTGCAGGGCCGCGACGCAGATCGCGAGGACGGCATCCTCTGCCTCCCCGTCGACGAAGAGGGAAGCGGGGTCTTCCCAGAATGGGGTTGCGAGGTTGAGGCAGATCATACGGGGTCCTTGAAGTGTTTCTTGAGGGAGGTGACTGGTACTTCCTTCGTCGTGAAGCGATGCCCGACTGGGCACTCCCGCCGGCGAGTGATGTAGGGGTAGGCCCGGCCTTGGCGCGTCCGGGTGGAGAGGACCTGGGTCGGCTGGCCACACTCGGGGCAGCGGAGGCTCATGCCTCGCTCCAACGGATGGCGCGCTTGGACTCGACGGTCATGGCGGAGAAAAGGTCCACGCCGGCGGGCAGCTCGATTAGTTCGTCACCGGAGCTGAACGTGGCGGGCAGCTCAAGCACTGCCTTCGCCGTCGCGTGGTCGTAGTAATGGACGCACAGCGTGGCGGAATGGCAGCTGACGGCAGGAGTCTCGAGCGCCACCGGCCCGGTGTAGATGCGCTGAACGACTGCCCGCGTCGAGGTGTACGGCACCGGCTCGTCCCTCGGAGCCCCGAAGTCCACTTCCTCCACCGCATCGACCTTGATCGGAGTGAGGGACCGGACGAGGCGGCGGGCGTCCTTGACTGTCTTATGCCGCAGCTCGCGGAAGTTGCCGAGGAGGAGCCGGGACTCGCGGTGGATGAGGGCCAGGCCGCGACCCTCGATCCAATTGTCTGGGTTGACGAAGATGCCGAGGGGCTCGACGGGAGCATCCACGGGGTCCTGCTTGCGCTTGCGGCGGACCTCTGCCTCCGCGTGGGCCTTAGCCCGTTCTTGCTTCTGCGCGGCACGGGCGGCTTTGAAAAGGGCCTCAAGGTCGAGGTCCATATCGGGATCAGTCATGAGTGAGCACTCCATTATGTTCGAGGGGATTATCGCGGCATAATTCGCGCGATATACATTAGACGCGGACTTCCCGGATTAGTTCCCGAGATTTTTAACCGCCCGTGGCCAGGGTGTTGAAGTGATAGAGGTACTGACCTTCCCAGAAGGACCAATGGGATTCCTTCCGGTAGATCTTGAGGCGGGAAGGGATCGGCTCGAAAGCGGGGTCGTCCAGGACTGCCCACTTCCGGGTGTGGGAGACGAGCATGTCCCTGCGCTCCATCCACAGGGCGGTGAGGTCAGTCCGCTTGATCGCCGCGACGTTAAAGACGCTGGCGGTGAACAGGCCGGGGTAGAGGCCGTTGAGCACATGCTCCTCGATCCGGGATTCGAAGTCGGTCCAGGTGTCGCCCATCATTCGCTTGACCGGAGAGGCGAGGTCTCCCGTGACGCACTCCGCCGCGTCGTGACAGAGGATGGTGAGGTAGAACTCGTTGGAGGCTTCGGGCCAGTAGCGCCGGGCAATCTCGAGGCAGAGGCAGGAGTGCTCTGCGACGGAGTAAGGGCGGTGAGTGTGGCCGGCGAAGCGGTTGATCAGGGACAGCGAATGCGCGATGACCTCGATGGTCGGCGGCTTGGAATCGTTGGGCGAGGAGAGGGAATAGTCCGACCCGTCCTTGAGGACGATCCAGGGTTCGCTGTGCATGGGAGTGAGCCTTCCAGTGTTCGAGCCTCTTGGAGAACTGCGCTGGAGGCTGAGATGGCACACCCTGTCGTGGTCTTAGCACGCCAGCCCGGTGCTTGCGCAGTCCGGGTTCTCAGCCTCCTCGCTTGCCGCCCCAGGGTAGAGGCTCAATCGCCCCTGGGACTTGGAAAGGACTTGATGTCGAGTTGGGACGCGACCCTCTCCTAGTGCGCATGGCCCCGAAGGGCCTTTCACACCAGAACTGCGATGATAGTTCGAACGTCCGGTTTCTTCAGCTCGCACGACCTATTGCCCATCGGGCTGCCGGCTCCGCTATCCAATAGTATGTTCCTAGTACCTCAGCCCCCTTGCGGAGGCTTTCGGGAACAGAGGGCGCCATGCTCAGGGCGTTGGTTCGGACGAGCTTTGTGGGCCCGCCCTCCAATCAGATGCTGGCGAGTTCGTCGTCGGCGTTGACCTTGCTGGTCTTGGCGGCCTTCTCCGCCTCCAGCCGGGCGATGATCGCGCCGGTCTTGGTCCCCGGCACGCGGAAGCTCGCGTACAGGGCTTGGCGGGTGAGGCCTTCCGTGCTCGCGATCTTCTTGTCCAGGTAGGCCTTGACCGTAGCCTGGTCCTTGCCCGTGGCTTCCATGATCGCCTGCACGACTGTCGAGGCGCCGGAGACACCGCCACCACCGGCCGCGCGACCCTTGCCCCAATTGCCCTTCTGGATTTCGGTATCCAGATCCTCGACCGCGATCACCATGTCGTCTTCGCTCAGCGGCTTGTCCGCCGGGGAGGCCAGTTCGTCACCGTACTTCTGCTCCGCGCCGTGACCCATGAACTGGGCCATGAGGGTCAGCGGGAGGGGGAACGTGCGGGTCTTGCCGTTGCGGAAGTCCATGCGGACGGAGACCGCGCCGGCGGAGAACTGCACAATGCCCGAGGCCTCGTCAACCGCGATCTTGGATTCGTCGATCAGGGTTTCCTTGTTCACCTTGCGCTTGCCGGCGAAGGTGACCTCGCGGGAATCCTCCATCACGACCTTGGTGTATTCAGTCGCCGGACGCTTGGTGGCGGTCGCGACAGTGGTTTCTTCGTTACTCATGAGAGATTGCTCCAAAGGGCCCTTGAGTTGCCGGCGGCCCAGATATTCCGGTTAGCGGGGAATCCGCAGAGGAAGGGAGCACGCTCCCCTCGCCTTCGGACTTACCAGGTGCCAACGCGGCCCAGAGATGCGGCCTTGGCCAGCTTGCTGCCGGCGGGCTGCGGTTTGCCGGGGTAACGGGAGCGGGGCAAGCGCTTGTTCTGCGTCCGCCCGCCGTGGACGCTGGGCCGCGGAGGAGCGTCGAGCACCATGCCGCCGAAGAGTGCGCTGAACAGCGCCGAGGTGTTGAACTTCATAATTGAGCCTTCCAGTTTAATGACCGCACCATCGCGGCCATGTTTGTTTGACGCGAACTGCGCCGGTTAGTTCCCGAGATTTTCGTTGTATTTTTACCACTCACTCATGCGCAAAGCGGTCACTGCCGGCTCCAATCGGGAAGGGTTCGGCGGGAGCGGCCAACTCCCCGATCACCGTGCGCAGGCGGTCGATACGCTGCTGGTGGTAGATACACATCGCCTCGGCGTATTCGGCGGCGGAGCTGGCGGCGAGATGCTCGCGCTGAGCGTCTTCGAGTTCCGCCGTCGCGAGGGCGAGAGGGGAGGGTTTGCGGAAGGGGTTGAAGGGCATTAGGGTCTCCAGTAGAACAGGTCAAGGAACACCGCGCAGATGGCGGCGAGGGTTATGAGGATGAAGGCGATGCGCTGGCGGAGGGTCATAGCGTATCCACCCCGCTATCCTGCGCGTCCTGGAACAACTCGTCGTAGCAGACTTCGCACATGCCGCTAATCTGGGTCTCCTTCCACCCCGCGGAGGTCTTGACTCGCTCGGCGGTGAAGGGTTGCTTGCACGAGATGCAGGCCATGTAGGGCGCCTTGCCCGTATCTGCGAGCTGGCGGAAATCGGTCTCGGACTCCGGGAGGAGCCCGCCGCGAATGGAGGGGATCATGATTGGCCTTTCAAGGTGGCTTTGGGACCGACGCGGAGGTTGCGCCGGGGCTTACGGGACTTGTCCTCGGGAGTGCGCTCCTCGAGACTGCGGCGCCGCGAGTCCTCGCCGCGGAAGAACCAGTGGAGCCCTTCCGGGCTCGCGACGCAGTCGACTACGCGGTAGGACTGCAGGCTGTACAAGGCGGCGGAGACTTGGTTCGGAGAACCTTTGGTCTGCTCACACAGCGCCTTCATCGAGACAAAGTCATCCGCGGTGCGAAGGGCCTCTTCAACGAGGTGGGTCCACGTGGGACGCTTGGGGGCTTTAGGCGTACGCACGGTGGCTTACCCGAGGAGGTCGAAAATGTAATCGGGCTCAAGACCGAATTCCTCCGCGAGGACTTCTTCGGGGTCTTCGCCTTCGAGGACGCGCTCGCGAGCATCAGCGATTGCTTCGTTAGCCTCGCGGCTGGTCATGCCATCCCTGCGCATGAGGACTTGTTTGAGGGTTTCTTCCATGATTGAACCTCCAGAAACGTGCCCGATCGGCACAATGGTTAGACGCGCGCTGCGTCAATGAGTTCCCCAGAAACGCGCCGGGGAACTTGGTTTGCAACTCCCCGCCATCCTCGCTCGTCGGACGGGGTAACTTCTCGCGGGGCCGCTGGCGTGGCATCACTTCGGGGAACCGAAACAGCCCTGCTTGTCAGGATGCGGACAGCCGAGCCGCCGGGCGCAGTTCCCCGGAACCCCAAACAGCCAAATACCAAACAGCCAAACAGCCGGGACGCTCCGGCGGCTGAGCGTGGGGCCTTGGCCTGGGATTGTCCGGGCGGATTATCGCCCGGTAATTCGCGCGAGATCACGAGTCCAGCCCCGCAATCACGCCCCTTGGCACGATGATCTTCGCGTCCATCGCCTTGCGGATATCTGCGTCCACGGCCGCGAGTTCGGCGGCGGACCAGCCCCGCGATTCGCAGTTAAGCGTGCTGAGCTTATTCAGCATCTCCACCGCCATGAGCACCGCGTTGAATAGCTCCATGTTCCGCCCCGCTCCCCGCGCGAGGATATTCATCGCGTGCTGACCTACGCCCACTGTATACACCTGCTCGAACTTCGCCCGCCCGTGCTTGCGGGCGACGGAGTGGAAGTGCTGAGGAATCCCGCTGAGGTCTTCCTCGGCTGAGGGGCTTACGCCCAAGGCCGCGACGGTTGCTTTCTCATCCGGGCTGATCATGCCGGCCTCCGGAGCTTCTCGATGTCCAGCCCATAGGCCGCCGCTCGCTCGTTGAGCGCACCTAGAGCCGAGCCCTCCGTTTCCGCGGGAGAATCCCCGCCAGCCAGTAGATCCGGCGGCGGAGCACGCTCCAAGCCTGGCACCTCGGGCAGGGGTTGCTTGAGCCGCTCCATTACCCGTGCAGCACTCGCGGCTGCCTCGTCCTTTAACCCTTCGAATCCCGAGAGGGTCAACGCGGCGCTCGCGGCTTCCAGGGTCAATCCGCCCTTCTCCAGCTTCCCCATCTTCGCATACGCTGCCTGCTTATTCAGCACGCGCCAGACGGTCGATTCACTCACTCCAATCGCCGCCGCGATCTCCGCGCCCGTCCACTTCGGGTCGCCCCAGTCGTTCAACTCCAGCCGCATTCGCCGGATCTCCCCGGCTTGCATCTGCGTAAGCACTCGCTTGACCATAATACCTCCATTCGCCAGCACTTCGCGGATCGCGGGCGGCTAGCATCAACCCATGCTAGGTTAGACTCGTGACTGGGCCATTAGTTCCCCAGTCTTTCGTCTATCTGTCACCTATCGTCTATCCGTGTCTATCCCCTCCTTCCTCCACCCATCTATCAACCCCGATTCCCAAGGTCGGCCCAGGCTCGTTAGGGTCATGGTATGGGTTACTAGAGTCAGAAAAAAAATTTGTAACAAGCAAACCTACGACCTTAACCCGTAATCCCTGCGCACGACCTCGGGAATGGGGTTTGAAAGATGGATGGAGATAGAAGCAGACAGACAGGAGGAGACAGACGATAGACAATCGAATGAATCCTCGCCCGCCCCTAGGCCAGCAATTCCCCCATTTTCGCCATCTTGGCCCGGGCCGCTTCGGTAACCCGGTAGACCCTGGTCAAGACCGTCGAATCCTTGGAAGTCCCCTCCCAGTCGTGCACTACTCCATCCACAACCGCGAAGGCGTGGCCGGTCTTGTGCACGGTAAACCGTCCGGTCTTGGCCACCTCGAGGAAGGCTTCGAGCCGCAAGCCCTCCGCCAGCTCCACCCGCCGCATCCCGAGGATGTTTACGAAGAGATCATCACTCAGGGTCACTGGCGTCCCTGCCTTGAGCTTCCGGCCCCGCGCACTAAAGACTGCGCTTGCGACCGCGTAGGGCACTCCCGTCGCTACCGCGAGGGCGCGGACACTGCAGTCTTGCTTATCCCACGCCGGCCGCTCGGCCCCGTAGGCTGTGGTGTCCTTTTTCATCCCAGCCACCCCACCATCAGGCAAGCCCTTTCCCAAGCCGCTGCCGGCCGCATGTTCGGGAAACCCCTGCGAAGGTGCAGGTACGCGTGAATGATTCGATCCATGATGAGCCTCCAATCCCGGACAATCCCGGACCAATGCCGCCTGTCACGCGGCATCAGTCTGGCCTGTCTTACTCGGCGTCCAATTCCGCCATCAACTTCGCATTAAACCACGCCTGCGCTTCCTCGTAGGTGCAGTTGCGTTTCTGCGCGATTGCCGCGATGTGCGGGCTGAGTTTCTCGGTCCTGGCCTTCGCCTTCGGGCTCCAATCCGCCGACCCGCTCGTGTAGTGATCGACCAATTCCGCCACCGCCTCCCGGCGCATCGCCTCGGTCACGGTGTAGTTGTTTTCCGCCGACTTCTGAATTGCCGCGTTATCCCCCACTCGTGCCGCAAACCCGTGCAGCATCGCATACGTGGCATTGGCCGGGCTGACCTGCGACATGGCCAGAACGATCGGTGCCAGTTCGCCCTCGAACGTGAATGTAACGGTCTGGGCCTGCGCGTTGATAACCTTCTTCATGATGAGCCTTCCATTGTTGGGGTGAATGCACATCGCATCCACCTGAACGTTTGACGCGGGCTGAATAAGCAAGCGGCTTATGCGAAGATGGG